ACGTGGCTCTTCCGATCTGACCGTGCGGCCGTGACGGCGTCGGACATGGTCACCGCGCTCGGCGACTTCACGGCCGAGTACGGGCCCGGCCAAGTCTCGATCCCCGGCCAGACCTCATCGACCGTCGGATTGGGCCTGCTCGCCCACGCCGAGGATCGCGGGCGCACCGCGCTCGTCGACCTCGCCGACTCGGGCACGGCATCGACCCTCGTCACCGCCGCCGACGCCCTGCGGACCAACGGTCGCTGGGGCGCCGCGTTCGCGCCGTGGGCGACCATCCCCGGCATCGCCGGAGGCACCACGCGCACGGTGCCCTACTCGGCGATCCAGGCGGGTCTGATCGCCCGCTCGGACGCGGTCGGCAACTCGCCCAATGTGGCAGTCGCCAACCAGCTCGGCAAGGCCCGCTACGCCACCGGCCTCACCCAGGACGCCTGGACCGAGGCAGAGCGCGAGGACCTCAACGACGCCGGCGTCAACGTCGCCCGCGTCATCGGGGGCGTGGTCACGACCTACGGCTACCGCTCGCTCGCCAACCCCGTCACCGACGCCTTGTGGGTGCAGTACTCGGGGTCGCGGGAGGTCGCCTACATCGCGGCCCGTGCGGGTGCTGTGGCGGACACGTTCGTCTTCAGCCAGCTGGACGGCCGGGGGCTGACGATCGCCGAGTTCGGCGGTCAGCTTCGCGCCATCTGCGCCGAGGAGTACGACCGCGGCGCTCTGTACGGCGAGACCTTCGAGGACGCCGCCGAGGTGGACGTCGGGGCCGGTGTGAACACCACCGCCACGATCGCCGCCGGCGAGCTTCACGCGGTCATCTCCGTGCGAGTGAGCCCGTTCGCCGAGCGGGTCGAGATCGAGATCGCACGCTCTGCGGTCTCCGTGAGCCTGTAAGGAGGCGCAAGTGGCAAGAGAGGACAACTTCTCCGTCACGGTCACCGTCAACGAAGTGCGGTTGGGCGTCTTTCAGACGTTCGCCGGCGGCGAGACCGACTCGGAGGAGACACGCAACTACCCCGGCGCCATGCAGGCGCAGGAGTCGCTCGGGGGCCCGAGGACGGTCGGCAACGTGACCGTGGGCCGTCGCTACAAGCCCGACCGCGATGCCTGGCTCGTCAAGCGCCTTCGCAACCAGGTCGGCCAGGCGCCGGTTGTCGTCACCCACCAGGCGCTCGACGCCTCGGCCAACCCCGTCGGCGAGCCCGAGGTCTTCCGCGGGACGCTGAAGCGCATCGGCGGGCCGCAGTCGGACTCCAACGCCTCGGGCGTTGCGATGTTCGAGATCGAGATGACCTGCGACGGCACGGTCGCATGACCTCGGACCTCGAGCGCCTTCGGGCAGAGCGAGCGGCGATCGGCCGCAACGCCACGCGGCGCTTCGTCGTGCCCGGCTACAAGCACCTGGCGGTCGAGTACTCGCTGCTCGGGATTGATGAGATCGCTGCGCTCGGGGATGCGATCAGCGCCGTCGACGGCGATCTCGGGGAGGCGAGGATGCGCTCCTTCAACATCCTGATGAGCGCGGTCATCCACTCGTGCCGGTGCTTTCTGTACCGCGACGACGAGGGCATGGTCATCCCGCTCCACGAGGCGGCCGACGAGCTTGCCGGTGAGCCGATCCGATGGGGCGACAAGCGCCTCGCCGAGGCCGTTGGGGCCTCCATTCCCGACGAGCCCACCGCCCAGGAGATCATGCTCGCGGTGATCGGCTCGGACGCCGCGGCGATCGAGCACGCCCGCCTCGTCAACGCCTGGATGCAGGGCAAGCTCGAAGAGGACGACGAGGCTTTTTTACTCGACTCGGAGCCGACCCTCGTATCCGCATAGCGGCCGAGGGCCTGCTCTACGGCTTCGACGGGATGCAGACGCTCAGTGAGCCAGACCGCGCCAAGCGCCTGATCCGCCGGGCGCTAATCAAGGCGGCCCGCGAGATCGACTCAGTCCGCCAGCAAAACCTCGCCGTCCACATCCACAACGTTCGCGTGAAGGCGACCAGGAGCTCGAATGGCTGACCTCGTCTCAATCCGCATGCGGCTGCTCGGGACGAAGACCGTCGTCGCCGAGTCTGCCAAGGCCTCCGCAGCCATCAAGGGCATCGGCGCCGCCTCCGCCACCACCACCGCCGCAGCCTCGAAGACCAGCAAGGCCTCGGTCGCGATGGCCTCCGCGGTCGGCGCGGTCGGCACGGCGGGCAAGTGGGCCGCGGGTGGGGGCGTGCTCGCGCTCGGCTACGGCCTGTGGGACGCCGTCGGTGCCTTTCGCGAGGCCGAGAAGATCGCCCGCGAGACCGAGGCCCGCCTCAAGTCCACCGGGGGCGTGGCGAACGTCACCGCCGAGGAGGTCTCCAACCTCGCCGAGGCGCTCTCCTACAAGACGCGCATCGACGACGAGGAGATACAGGCCGCCGAAAACATGCTGCTCTCGTTCACCAACCTCCGAAACGAGGTCGGCAAGGGCAACGACATCTTCAACCAGACCACCGAGGCCGTCCTCGACCTGGCCGCCGGCACCAAGACCGACCTGCTCTCGGCGACCAAGCAGCTCGGCAAGGCGATGAACGATCCGATCCGTGGTCTCACCGCTCTCAGCCGCGGCGGCACGCAGTTCTCCGAGACGCAAACGAAGATGATCGAAAAGCTCGTCGAGTCGGGCGACCTGCTCGGCGCTCAGAAGATCATCCTGCGCGAGCTTCGCACCCAGTACAAGGGCTCGGCCCGTGCCGGGACGGACTCCTTCGATGGCCTCGCCGTGGCCTGGGAGAACTTGGCCGAGGTCGCGGGCAAGGCCGTGGCGCCCGTCCTAGAGGACGTCGTCAACTGGCTCACCAAGGTCTTGCGCCAGGCGCGGCGCGGCAAGGGGCCGATCGGCGACCTCGTCGACATCTTCAACGACCTCAAGGGCGCTGTCGCGTGGGTCGCCGACAGCCCGATCGGCACCTCGATCGAGGTCTTCTTCAAGATGATCCGTGGCTCGGCGATGGCTGCTGCCGTCGCAGTCATCACCCTGATCGAGGCGTTGGAGCGTCTGCCCGACGTGCCCGGCTTCGCCGCAGGCATCGCGAGCGGTGGAGACAACGTCACGGTTGTGCCCGACGGCAGCGGCGGCTACATGCCCGCCCCCGGCCAGGCGCTCGACTCGGTCAATCCATCGAGCGGCCTGCCGGTCCTCCCGAAGGCCACGGCTCTGCCGACTCCCAAGGCATCAGGCGGGCGAGGCGGGCGCTCAGGCGTGCCCTTCATCATCCAGATGGACGGGCGCAACATCGCCACGGGCGTGGCGCGTCACGGCGAGCGTGCGGTGGCCCGCGCATGAATGACGCCACCCGAGTTCACATCACCGGCCAGGGCATCGACCTTCGCCTCAAGCTCGGCGACGGGCCGGCGCAACTAGAGGGCGGCTTCGGCGGGTGGGAGGTCGTCGGGCGCCCCGACGACGTCGCGCTGACCGAGTGGACGGGCGTCGAGCCCTACCGCATGAGCGTGCCGATCATCCTCGACGGCTGGCGCACCCGCGACAACCAGCAGCAGCGCTTCGAGCGCGTGATCGCGCTGGCGCGCAGGCGCAATGACCGCCGCCCCCCCGTGATCCAGGTCTTCGGTGCGGTGCCGCTGAAGGGCAAGCGGTGGGTGGTGGAGTCGATCGACTTCGGCGCGGTGATCCGAAACAACCGCGGCCAGTTGCTTCGTCAGGTGATGACTCTCAACCTCTTGGAGTACGTCGACCCCGACCGCATCAAGCTGACCAAGTACTTCACCGCCGACCAGCTCGCAGAGGGCCAGGGGTCGGTGACGGGCGGCACCGGGGCCACGACGCGCAGGACCTACACCACCAAGGACGGCGACACCCTCAACAAGATCAGCACGAAGATCTACGGCGACCGCTCCCAGGCCCACGCCATCGGCCGGCTGAACGGGATCAAGGACGTGCGCCGTGAGCTGGCCGCCGGCAAGCGCCTCAACCTGCCGTGAGCACGCTCGCCTCCACGATCGCCCCGCGCAGGGTCAAGGGCCTGCGAGCGGGGGTCGAGTCGCTTCGGATCAGCGGCGAGGAGGTTGACGCCAAGGTCGGCGAGGCGATCCTCGCAACCTCGCTCGAGCGCACTCTCGACGGCGCCTCTACGATCGTCCTGAGCCTCCACGACCCCAACCGCGAGCTGCTCAACTCGGCGCTGTTCAAGACCCGCGCCCGGCTTGAGATTGATGGCCTGAAGTTCCGCCTCGTCGCCGTCAGGCGCACCGGCGACATCACCGAGGTCGAGTTCGAGGACGAGACGGTCGCCCGCCTTCGGATCATCCCCGGCCCGCGCAAGGCCTACCGCGACAAGGTCACCCGCGCCGAGTTCGCCAAGTCGATGGTCCGCGAGGCGCCGGGGGCGACGATTCGCTTCGTCTCGCCCGAGCTCCACGTCGAGCAGCCGATCGCCGACTCTGAGGAGCCCGAGCCCGCCTCCACGATCCGCCGTGGTGTGGGCAGCGACTTCTCCCTTCCGGCCGTCCTCGAACGCTACGACCGCCAGTATGAGGCGCACATCGCCCCTGACTTCTCGGGCGAGACGATGCCCTTCGACCACATCGCGATGCTCGCGGAGTGGGCGGGCAAGGGCGACGTCCCCCGCATCGCAGCCGCCCAGGTGACGATCGGCGAGGCGGGCCGGCGGCCTGGGGCTGTGGGGGTCGATCCCGGCGGCACTCGCGGCTATGGCCTGTGGCAGATCACCATGAGCTACCACGACGACAAGGTCGCGAAGTTCGGCGGGTATGAGGCAATGCTCAACCCCGTCAACTGCGCCCTGGTCATGGCCGAGATTTACCGGGAGGCCGCCTGGCAGCCGTGGTTCGGCACCTCGGCGCTGACCACGCCCGACGCCCACTACACCGGCCCGATCGACGGCAGCCCCGGCAGCTTCGGGGACTCCGACCCCTCCACCCGAGTCGTCGACCGTCGCTACGCCTTCGAGCGCAAAGCGGACGAGACGATTTGGGACGCGCTTCAGCGGCTTGCCAACGAGGTCAACTGGCGCTGCTTCGCCAGCAGGGGCGCGATCTACTTCGTCGACGAGCTCGACCTGCTCGACTCGAAGGTGGAGATGCGGGTCAGGGCCGACACGGAGGGCATCGACTCGGTCGACTTCGACTACGACGCCGGCAAGGCGGTGTCCGAGGTCAACCTCACGGGGCGAGCCAGGGCGTGGCAGGCGCCACCCGGCTGCGCCGCCCACCTCAAGGACTACGGCCCGGCAGACGGCCGCTACATCGTCGCCAGCATCTCGACGACCCTTCACTCGACCGACGCCTCGATCACCCTCGAGCGCCCGACCCCGCCACTGCCCGAGCCCGCCCCCGAGACGAAGACGATCACGCAGGGCGGCTCGATCGCAGACGCCGTCAACGGCGACGGCCCGACGATCACAATCCCGTCGGTCACCGTTGAGTCTGCGGGCGGCGACTCAAATGCGATCGTCCTCGACGACCGCTGGGGCGGCACGCAGGCGATCTTTGAGCAGTTCGTCCACCCGTTCATGGCCGAGTACGGGCTTGAACCCGGCTCACAGAAGCGTCCCTACAACACCGGCTCAGGTATCTCTGACCACTTCGTTGGCGCAACGAATGCCTACGCAACCGACTATCCGACCTTCAGTGGCGCGGCGGCAGCCAATGCCCTCGGGAATGCGATGGGCCGCGGCGGTAGCAGCGTCGGCACCTATGAGCGCTTCACGATCTCTGTGAGCGGACGATCGTTCAGCGTCCAAATCCTCTGGGCCGTGCCTGACCACTACAACCACGTCCACGTCGGTATCCACACGGTCTGATGCCCGACCTCCGCACACTCGCCACCGGCGCCACCTCAGTCGCAGAGCGCCGCTTCAGCGCCATCGTCTCGCGGGCGCCGACGGACTTCGGCGAGCCGCTCGAGGTCGTCGTGCCGGGCTTCACCGAGCAGCTCGCCTACGAGGTCGAGAAGTGGACGCCCGCCTCGGCTGTCCTCCCCGCTGTCGGTGATGAGGCGCTGATCGAGATCGCCGACGACGAGACGGTCTGGATGACGGCCTATATGCCGGCGTCCTACGACTTCGGCTCGCTCGACAACAACTATCACGCGACTGCTTCGGGCACCTTGACGGTGACCGCCACGACCAGTGGCGCCCGCCAAAACATCCCCGGCGCGACCCTGACTCTCGCGACGGCCGGTCGCTACAAGGTCAGCGCGGTCTACGACGTCGAGAAGACAGCCCATGCAGGCATTGAGGTGTTCGTCGGTGTCCTTGATGTAGCGGGCACAGCACAGGCTGACCTTGCTGCGTTCAAAGCTGCCGCGGCTGGCCATCGGGCGACTGTTGCTCAGCAGTGGAAGGTGACGGTCGTTGCGGGCACGGTGGTCAAGCTGAGCGCGTGGAAGGCGGCGGCGACAACTGGCACCTACGTCGTAAACGTACAGACGACCATCGAAGCCGAGCAGCTGAGCGACTGAGGAGTACATGGCAACGATCCCCCACATCGCCTATCCCGTGAAGGTCGTCAACGGCCGCCTCGCCACCGTCGAGCAGGACTCCCCCGAGGATGTCTCCAAGTGCCTGCTCGCCCTGCTTTCGACCGAGATCGGCGAGCGCGAGGAGCTTCCCGAGTACGGCATCCTCGACCCGTCCTTCCAGGGCTTCGACGAGGCCGACGTGAGGGCCGTGGTCGCCGAGTGGGAGCCGCGAGCCGAGGAGGTCGCGATCGACATCGAGGCCGACTTCGACACGCTGACGGAGCTGGTTCGCGTTGGCTGAGTACGTTGAGCTGCCCGTCGAGGCCGATGCCGACACGATCGCCTCGTCGATCCTCGCGGCGCTCACCTCGGCGATACCGGGCTGGGTGCCGGCCGAAGGGGACATTGAGACATTCCTTGCGCGTGGCACCGGCGGGATAGCGGCAGATGTCGCCCAGCTCGCCGCGGCGATGGGAGCGGCTGCCCTTTACCGCTTCGGCACTGTCACGGCGGGTGTGGCGCCGATCACCGCCACATCGGCCACGGTGACTTCGACCTGGACCGCGCAGGACAATGCGGGCTACTGCGTGCCGTTGTCGACGCGCATCCTCACCCGCAATGGGTGGAGGCAACACGACCAGCTCATTCCAGGCATTGACGAGACACTCGGCTTTAACCCTGAAACGGGTCAGTCTGAGTGGACGCTGATAAAGAGCGTTCATCGTTTCGAGGACTCGCCAACCGTTGAGCTGAGAAATCACTCGTGGCGCGCAGTCTGCACCCCCCATCACCGCTGGTCGATCACACGGCGGATGACCCGTGCGCGCAACAAGGTCGACGTGATCGTGCCAACGAACGAGCTAAGGCACGACGACATGCTGCGTATCGCTGCCCCAGCGGTTGGTGG